TTTTGCATAGAAGTCATATGTTGCTAGTCCACCTGCATAGTTATAGTTTAACAAGTAAGTGTTTAGAATAGCAGATGAGAATGGATCAAATGACGATGCACCTGGCCCTGTTTCAAGTCCGATTGTACGTCTGAAACATTGTCTGACGTTAATGAATTCAGTTGGCAGTGTATAAGTGTCTTGGTTTTTGTCTACTGTCAGCAGTGTATAAGATTCTTGCACAGAGTTTTCTGCACGTTGTCTGTAAGTTAATACTGAGTAGTTGTATGCTTGTTCATAATGCTCTGGATCTAATTCTAAATCAATGATCCCTTCACCTAATCGGAAACGCAGGTTCTCAAACATGGCCTCTTTTAGTTGTTCAAGGTTTCGATTGTTTGGTACTGCTAGTTCGTTTGCGGCCATAAGATAAATTCCTGTTATGAGTATTTATCTTCTTAGAAAGCCTTTAAGATAATAAGAGAATCATTAAATCTACCAGTTGGCTTAATACCTACTGCTTTAATCTTATCAAAGTAAGTTCTAGCGGCTGGCTTACTTCCTGTAACTTCTTTAAGTTGCTCTTTAGGTTTACGTAAAGTCTTAATTGCACTCTTTGACTTGTCGAATCCATGCAAAGTGTTCCCCTTTACAAACATTTCTCCACTCATTTCATCTGCAACGTAGTGATGCAGTTTTCTTTTTGTAGTATCATAGACCCATGCTTCTTTACATAAGTGAAGTTCTGTTGGTCTAATGCTTTCTAGTTTGAGTCCAGTTGTTTCGCACTCAAAACGTTTTTGATACTTTAACTTCATTGTTGCTTTCTCAGGAGTGATCGGCTTAGTCTTACGTTTAGCCCTAGATTTAATCTTAAGTGTAGCATAAGAGTTCAACACGCCATTTACTATGTCATAAAGACCAATAGTTGCTTTAAGTTTCTTTTTACTAAAGTGACTATATGCTTCAACTAACTGTTCATCTTTACCTTGAATTACTTCTTTAAATTCTTTTTGTTCTCTTTCATAGGTTGAGGTCAATAGAGGAATATGATTCGCTAATGGATTATACTTATGTAAAATTTGTAAGACTTTGCTTTTAAACTTATCGTCAATCTTTATCTCATCTTCAAAGAACTCATCCATAAGACCATCGATTTCTCCTCCAGCCTCTAGTAATTTCTCTTTCATTATATCTTGTATAGAAGGACGATTAGGTTTGTCTTTTGCTTTTTCTTCTTTGACTTGAGCAATCAATTTACCCTTTTCTAGCCATTCATCTTTGAGTTTTGCAATGTGGTTAATATGATTTTCTGGCATGTACCCCACTTTATCTAAAAACCAAACTGAGTTTGCAGTCCCATTAAAGTTCCAATCTGGATTTCTGAGAATGATTTCTATTTCTTCAGCAGACCAGCCTGCATCTTTTTTGATCCATGATTTACAAAGAAGCAATCTTTTCTTATCGCTAATTTCAGTTCGGATAAAGTATTGGGCATCTTGGAATGCCTTTTCTCGTGCATCTTCGTCAGTGATACCTTTATACTTTTCCCATTTAGGTTCAGGCGTGAGATAAACTGTTTTTACTTTCCGTCTAGCCATTTCGTCTCCAATTTTATCTGTGTCATTTTGAGCAAGATAGAAGTATATAGCATTTAAATCTAAAAAGCAATATTTTATTTACCCAATTGCCCAGAATTTGTACAATGAACCGATTCCGATAAATATAGTTATGCCAAGATTATCATTATACCGTCCCGAAAAACAAAGTGACTACAAGTTTATGGACAAGATCATTTCCGAACAACTAACAGTTGGCGGTACCGATCTGTACATTCATAAATATTTGGGACCAGACGATCAAGGTCCATCAGCAGACTTTACTCAGCCTCAATATGATAAACTAGAACCGACAAACATACAAGATTTGCTGTTCTTAGAGAACAGAGATCGTAAATATGCCAAAGATATATATCGATTACGAGGGCATTATAATGTACAAAACTTAGACTTTGATCTCAGTCAGTTTGGCTTATTCTTAAGTAATGACACTATTTTTATCACAGTTCATTACAATGACATGATTGATATCTTAGGTCGAAAGATGATGGTAGGAGATGTTATTGAATTACCTCACTTACTAGATTATAATCCTCTTAAAGAAACTTTCCCAGTTGCATTAAAAAGATTCTATCAGATTACAGATGCTAACTATGCAAGTGAAGGATTCTCACAAACTTGGTATCCACATATGTGGCGTATCAAATGTGAAATGCTAGTAGACAGCCAAGAATTCTCAGATATTTTAGAACAACCAACTGACATAGACAATTATCTTGGTGATTGGGATAAAGATAAAACATACCCTGCAGGATATGTTGTCTCATTCGGTGACAAGAATTACAAAACACTACAAGAAGTACCAGCAGGCACTAAACCAAATGCAAGTACACCTGATCTATATTGGGAACTAGATGTAACAGATACATTAAAAGATGTACTTGGTCGATACAATGAAAATGTTCGTATCAACGATGCCAACTTAAAAGAAGCAGAACGAATTGTACCAAAAGCAGGTTATGATACATCTAAATTATATGTAGTACCTGGTTATGGGGTATGGGAAGAGAACGGTGTTAAATCTAACAAGTACAATCAACCAGCACCGCCAACAGATGTTCGTTCATGGATGCCTGGTAATAATCCACTAAGTGGTACTGGTTCTGTCGTTACAATGCGTAGTGACAAATACAAATATGCATCATCTGGTATTAGAATACCAAAAGAAGTGATGGAAGTCATGCAGTCTAAAATTAAAGACAAAGACATTGACCTTGAATCAATGATTGATAAGTTTGTACAAGCAAACTTGTCTATACTGACAGAAGATCCAGAGATGTCTCCGACAGGTTCAGGTTCAGGTCAGATGGAAGGCACAAAAGTCTTAACTGTAGATATCTCAGGACCTGTTACAGGTCCATATGGTACTGCTGACAACACTTACGCAACAGCAGACCAAGATCCAGATGCATCAGGGTTCACAGGTACTGAGCCATATGGTCCAAATACAATGGACTATCGTGCTGACTGTGATCCTCGTTTTCAATACATAGCAAGATCAACACCACGTGACTTTGGTTACACATCGGGTTACTTAACTGGTGATGGTACAGCACCAAATGGTCTACCTGCAGGAGCAGGTATTGCATTCCCAGCATCACCAAATGTAGGTGATTATTTCTTAAGAATAGATTATTCTCCAAATGTTTTATATCGTTGGTCTGGTACTCTTTGGTTAAGAGTTGATGAAAATGTCAGAACAACTACAGGCTTTACAGCAACTGATGAATCGTTACAATCTGGATTTATTAATAACGAGGCTAATATTTATGTAAATAACGATGGGGCAAACGTTTCGTCTGCTCAACCGTTAAGTTCTTTGTTAGACTTAACACCTGATGATAATCCACCGAGTGACGGGACTTAGAACTTATGGCACAATATTTTTACGATAATCAAATAAGAAGATTTCTTTTACAATTTTCTAAAATCTTTAGTAATTGGTATGTTACTAAAGGAAAAGATCCTAATGGAAATGATATATTAGTTAGAGTGCCAGTACAATATGGCGATGCAAGTAGACAAGCGGCAAATATTATTGCAAACAATTCTGCAAGTAATCTTCCTTCAGCACCTATGTGTACATACTTTATCAATGGACTAGAGTATGATCAGAGACGCACACAGGAGCCCTTCTTCGTTGAAAAGCAAAACATTCGACAAAGAGCATACGATGATGGTACCGCTTCATATGAGACAACACAGGGGCAGGCCTTTACAGTTGAAAAACTAATGCCTGTACCATATACATTAAGAATACAAGTTGATTTTTGGACTACTAACTACAATCAAAAATTAGAATTGATCGAACAATTAGGAACATTGTTTAAAAATTCAAAGCACTGATAATTTTGTTGATTGGACATCATTAACAGTTGTATATCAGGACGGGTTAACATTCTCATCTCGTTCTATTCCTGTAGGAACAGGAAATCCAATTGATGTGATGACTTGGAAGTTTTATTTACCTATATGGTTAACAACATCTTCTAAACTCAAAAAATATGGTGCAGTTCACAAAATCATTGCTTCTATATTTGATGGTAAAGGACTTGAAGCAATGCAAGATGACAATTTGTTATTAGGCAACAGACAAAAACTTTCACCATATGGTTATAAGTTGTTGTACATAGGCAATACAATACAATTATTGCCACAAGATTCAACTACAGCAGATACACCAAATACAGATTTAGATGTCCCAGTAAATCCTGACACGGATTTATATTGGACATCATTGTTAAACATGTACGGAGCATATCAACCTGGGATAACGCAATTGTGGTTAGAAAATCCATATATGGAAAATGAAATTGTAGGTACGATTGTTGTGAATCCATTAGATGATCGTTTTTTGATTTTTGATGTTGATCCAGACACATTACCAGCAAACACATTAGAGCCTGTAACAGGAGTAATCAATCCACAAATCACTGGACCAAATGCAGGACTACCTGGAGCAACACCTGGAACTAGATATATCTTAGTAGATGATATAGGTTCAGATTCTGCATCATGGGGAATAGTCATAGCAAGTGTAACTGGTCAGTCTACAACGCCAGAAACAATTAATGCTACTGATATGGCACCAGGTGTAGAGTACATGATTGCGACTGCTGGTACAACTAACTATGCTCAGTATAGTGCGGCTGACAACAATCCAGGAACTGTTTTTACAATGAACAATGTTCAGCCATCAGGATCAGGCACAGTATATATAGTTGAAGTCATTGATAGAAATATTAATGACATCATTGAATACAATGGCACTCTTGGCAAATGGTTTATTGCATTTGATGCAGATAAGAACGAAGCCGAAGTTGAGTATCTTACTAATTTAGCGACCCAAATTCAATATAGATGGTCTGCAACTCCAGAAGATTCTGACGTAACCCCTGCACAAAAAGGTCAGTGGATGAAATCTTATGAAGGCTATTATGGAGAAGGTGATTACAGCATAGTTATTTAAACAGGCTCTATTTGCCTAATAAATAACTGCATGATCATTATTAATCAATCTGCTGGAATATTTTTCTACAGCAAATCTACGCAACGGTATCTTTACTTGTTAAGAAACGAGAATAAAAATCCTACGTGGTCTATTCCAGGAGGCAAGATTGAGAAAAATGAAACACTGCTTTCTGGATTAAAAAGAGAATGCCAAGAAGAAATTGCATATTGGGAAGATAATTTTAAATTAGTTCCTATTCAAAAATTTGTCAATAATACTTTTGCATATCACACATTCTTTTGTGAAGTAGATGAAGAATTTTCCCCAATTCTTAATGACGAACATTGTGGGTATGCTTGGGTCGGAAACAATAGATATCCAAAACCATTACACCCAGGTTTGTTCTCAACAATTAACATTGACACTGTTGTAGAGAAACTAAAGGCTCTACAGTCTCTGTAAACATGCTCTTAGAGCTTCGGAAAGACGTTTTGAGAGACTTAATCACTATTGATGGGTAAGAATATAGATATTGATCTAATCGATGCTGAGATCGATTCTATGCAATCTGGATAAATAATACTATGAGTAACAGAAAAGGCAAACCAAGCGTAGGAGATTACATAGAACATTTTTGTTCTTTGAACGGTAGATTTGAGGGTATTATTACCGAAATATTATCTACCCAATTTATATATGAAACGCCAGAAGGTCATTCAAGGTTCTGTTTATATAAAGAGAATTGGAATTACGCCAATTTATCAAATTACACCCAAAAAGAAAGGGACTAGGTCCCTTTCTTTACATCACTCGATGTTATTTATTTGTGCATGATAAACTGTTCGATTCCTGAATAGCCTAAACCACCAAGAACAAAACCAGCTCCGATAAGCATCCATCTCCACTTTTCTAATCCAGCAATTTTATTTGCCATCTCTATGTGTTGACTTACATTAGTTGCTTGAAATTCTCTCAATAAACTATGTGTACTATCAGTATGCTTGTCTAACTTTTCTGACACTTCTCTGACATCCGCTTTAACGTCAGCCAGAGATGCATCAAATTTTGAATCTAAGTTTTTAAATTCTACTTGAAGTACGGCTATATCAGCATCGTACTTCTGTAGTTTTTGTGCGTTAGATTGTGCCATCTAGTTCACCAACTCCCTTATGCTGAAGGAAGTGTGATAACTGGTTTTGTTGAACCAGCTAGTGGACTACCTGCGATTGTTTCAAACGTTGCCTGCATTCCAGTCTGAGTAGTTGCAGTTAGAGGTGATCCGCTATCGTTATCAAATGGTAAACCATTTACATCAGAGATAGATTCAATGAAAGTAGTTGCCGCATTGTCATATGTACCTTCAATGC